TTGTCCTGTTTTGGTGTTTATTTTACTAATTTTTTTATTTGTTTGAAATGAATGTAAATATTCTTTTTTAACAAAAATATAAATCAATTCTGTTATTCTACTTAATTTAGTAGGGGATGTTTGAAATGGTATTGCGTGTGGCTTTTTCCAACAAATAATATCAGCAACGGTAAAATCTGTTTCGTTATGTATTTTTGATACTAATAATGTTGGTAAAATCGGATTTTCTTTTGCATAAGATATGTTGTAACATATTACACCTTTGCTTTTGAGTATTCGTGAAAAATTTTTAAACTCATTTACTCTTATATCTAAATAATCATTTTCACTTAATCCATCTAATTCTGAATATCCATTATTATAATAACAATCACTTCTTTCTGTATTAATATTATATGGTGGTGATGTTATAATACCATCTATACTATTGTTGTTAATTCTACCAAAAGTATGATTGCAATTTTCATTATATATTTCATTTATCATATTTTTTTTTAATTTTTCAAATTAATATTTGCCATCGCACAAAAAGAAAAGAAAAAGGTTCAGTTCTTCGCATCTAATTTTGTGGTTAATCAATCGCACCAGTCAGGTAACACAACCTAAAAGGCATTTAAAAACGCCCATTAGCTAAGTCATTAGCATTAAGTAAAGAGAACCACCAACCAAAAGCTTGACGTATCAGAATAATTAACTGTAATATCCTTTTTATTCAAAATCTTTATATAGTCTTTAAATAGTATTCCAATTTCACTTTCAACTAATTCAGGTTCTAATTGATGCGATAATCCAATAATTTTATATTTTTTTTTTGGGATTACTATTGGTGTAAAATTTAGTATTTCATCTTTTCTACCATATCCGCACATTAAAGCAAATTTAAAACTTTCTTTATTCTTAAAGAAACATTCTTTTGGTTGCGTTGTATAAGGTACTGATATGAATAATCCTTTATTTTTCCCTGCTTCAAATTCTACTATTTTGTTTTTATTCATTTTGTTTTTAATCTTAAATATATTATTAATTCATTTTTTAAAATATCTTTATAAATAACAAAAAAATAAAAATCCAATCAACAAAACGAAAAACAAACCTCCTATAATTTTACTTTGGTTTTTAATTTTAGTTTTTAATTGTGATATTTCTTTGCTTTTGTTGTTTATTGCATTATTTAAAGATTTATTTATTTTTTGTTCTTCTACAAGATTTGAAAAATTAATATTTTGTTGTTTTTTAAAATTCTTAATAACAAATATCAATATCTGGTTTTATAATTTCGTTAATTATTTTGTTTCTCCATTTAATTGATTTATATTGATACATAAATTTATTTCTTAAACCTGTGTATATGTCTGCTGATAATATATGACTTGTTTTATTTTCCATAATTCTAAAAAGGTGTTTCTAAATTAATACTATTATTTTTTATTTCTTCTTTTTCCTGTATATTACTATATACGCATTTTTCTTCTATCTCTTCCTGTTGATTATACTCTTTACAAGCTAGCATTAAAGCATCTGAATAACTATGTTTATTCCATAACTCAATAGCTTTATCCGCAATTTTACATCTATCAATTAATGCTTTTTGATGTATTTTAGACGCTTTTACAATCTGAATTTCATACCGTTCTGTAGTCATTGGTTCTGCTACAACATACAATAATTCATGTAAACCTACTGCTAACATTTCGCTTTGATGTTGCCAAAAATCTTGATGTTTCTCATTTACAGGTTCGTACATTCTATTTTTGTAACCACTCCAAGAAGTAGTACATTTCAATTCTAATGCTACTTTGCGACCTTTATATATTGCAATACCGTCAACACTTGCCCCCCCATTTGAGTAATTTGGAAAATATTCTAATCCACGTTCTTCAAAATCTGTTATTATACCGTCTTTTATTAGTTGTTCGATAAGTTTAGGCTCGTTTTCCTTACCATAATCTAGTTGTTTTGCTGATAATTCCATTTCTAAAATATCAGTTGACCTTCTTTTACCAACTATAAAAACGTGTGTTTCTGCTCCTTTACCAAAATCAACAATTTTTGCAGCATCAGTCCAAGGTAATTTACCTGTAGCACGTCCTACACTCATTAAATCTTTATTTTCCGAGCCAGTCCATTTACCATTTCTATCCTGTAACCATTGTTCAGTACGTTGTAAATCAGAGGACTTAACTGATTTAAAGTCCTCTAATTGTAATTCTAAACTATTTAGTTTCTTCATCTTTTTTATATGTTTTAAAAGTGAAACCTCTGCTAACTCTTTGCGTTTGTCCGTTAATTTTATATGTTCTATTTAATGAACGTCCGAATATATTTCCTAATGTTGCAAGTGCTTTTCCTATCGCTCTTTCTCTTGCATTTGCGGGGTCAAATTCTATACTGTTTTTGTTTTTCTTAAACATTACACCTGCTGAACCAGTAAATGTAATATAGTCAGCACTCGGGTAATCTGGTAAAGCATTAATCTTAACCGTGCAAAAAACACCATCTTTAAATTGTGAAAATTCTTCGTTAACCACATTCCATTCTCGAAAACAAATGTCTGCATTTGCTTCTAAAATAAACAAAGGTAAGAATAAATGAGTTTTCCCTCCTCCTAAATCTCTCTGCTGCAACCATTCTTTATTTGGGGATTCATCTAAATACTCCCTATATTCGTAAATATCTTTAAATTCAAATTTATCTTGCATTATATCTTATGTTTTTTTAGTTAAAAAATAATTGTCCACCTTCAATCAAAACTTCACCGTTTTGTAAACTTTCTTTGTCAAAATCACCTGTTATATTGACAATGATTGTAACTCCTAATTGTTCTCCCATTCTATTGAGTAAGTTTTTAGTTTTATTGTCAATTGGTACTTCATCAATCCATAAGTACCTCATTGCTTTTGGTTTTCTGCTAAGTAAGTAGTTTTGTAATAATAAAGCAATCATTGGCTTTTGTGTGCCAGAATAAGAACTTAATTTACGATTTTCTAAGTTAGGGTTGTTAAAATATTTTGTATCATAAATTCCATTATAAGTCAGATATATCTCAAGTTTTCCAGATTCTTCTTTATTTACTGAGATAAACAAACCTTCAACTCCTGTATCTATAGATTGTAATAAGTTAGCATATTCATTCCTTAATTGTTGGACTTTTAGTTCTGCTTCGTGCCACGCTAAGAAACTATTAACCATATCAACAGTTTTGTTGTTTTCTTTTGCTAAAGTTAAGTTTTGCATCACTAACTCTAATTCTTTCTCATCTTGTTCTGTACTACCTACAGGTTCATTATTTATTTTAATATACTTTTCTCTTTTTTGTTTCAACTCAAATAATATTGCTTTCATTTGTGGTTGATTATCAAACTCTGTAAATTTGGATATTGGTTGTCCCTTATCGTTAAATTCTGCTAGTTTGTGGTATGGTTGTGCTTGTATATCATCTATTTTAAAAGAAAGGTTAATATCGTTTAAAATACGTTTGTAGTCTTCTTTTGAAAAACATTTATGTCTGTGTAAGTCCTCTAAATCTTTTACAATATTTTGCAATACAAATTTGTTTTTTTCAATTTCTTCTTTTTTTTCTTCAAAATCTTTGTTTATTTGTTCGTTTAACTTTTTTAACCTTGAATTTTCTTCTTTGATTAATAAAATAATTGAGCTTGCTTCATTTTTAACAGTTAACAATTTTTGGTCTTTTGCATCGGCTACATTGTCGATTTGATATTGTAGTTTGTTTTTTTGTTTCTCCAAATCTGCAATATCAACATATGTTGGAATACTACTAGGGTCTTTTATTGGTGAAATTCCAATATTTTCAAGCTGATTAAGAAATCCACCTACTGTTTTTCGCTCAAAATCTAAACGTGTACGTTCATTTATTGCTAAATCTATTTTTCCTAAAATGCTTTTTGAGTAGTCTTCGTCTTTTTTATCAAAGATAACTCCTAAGTTTGCCAACTCTTTTTTGTACATATCTAACAATAGAGCTTTTTGTACAGTTGGGTTTTCGCTTGTTAGTTCATCTACTCGCCATGTAAGAGCTGTTTGTAACTCTTTTAGATATGTTGCTGGTGTTAATTTTACGCCATCTAATACAGGTTTACGGTTAATTTTACCGTCTTCTTTCGTATAAATAACATAATCTAAACTCCCGCTTTTATTTGTTTTGCAACCAATAAAAACAGGTATATTGCCATCTAATAGTTGTACTTCTGTATCAATAACACCGTATAATTGTTTGTCATTTTTAAGAACATCACTTCCTTGAGTGCCTAGTCTTAATGACTTTTGAAGTGTTGTTTTTCCACTTCCCGACGTGCCTTTTATGGCAATCAAATTATTGTCTTTATTGAATTTTAGTGTCGTTGCTTCTAAAATTCCTAACTTTTTATTCAAAGTTAATCCTAATATTTTTACTTGCTTTTGTTCCATTTGTTTTGTTTTTGAAAATTATTAAAAAAGGGGTTGTTACACCCCTTAAATGTATAGTTGTAGGTTCACGAATCCTACTTTACGCAGTCCAACAATTGACCAGGGAACAACTCTATTCCTCCCTTTTTTTCTATGTATTTTACCAACTGTGTAAGTTGGTAGTATATACGTATAAATTACTCTTGTTACTTCAACAATATGCAACACTATACTAATTGCTATTATTGAAATTATGTATATTATTATCATACCACTACTAATTCAAAATAATCATTTTCTACCTGAAACAATACAAACTCTTGTGTAGTTTCTGGACTTCCAAACAAAAACATAACTCTTTTATTTTTGTATCTTTTGTTTTTCTCTAATTTGTAACCTTTATAATTTACAGCTTCAACCTCCATAAATCGTTCTGGTAACTTGTCGGCAATAGTCATATCAATTGCTGACAAGATTTTAATTAATGTTGCAACTGTTATATCTGTTTTGTTATTAAAAAAATCATATAAGGTTGCTTGTCTAATTTGTGTCTTAAAATGTAAACGTCTTAAACTTCCATATTTTGAAAGTATTTTTGTCTTTATTTTTTCTCTAATTTTTCTCAACATCTTGTAATTTTTTATTTATGATTTCATACCATTTAAGAATCTTTTCAGCGTGATATGTTTTAAATTGTTCGCTATCATAATCTGGTGCCATTATCTTCATAGCACTATTTATTTTTAATTTTGAAATTTTTCGTTTTTTTAATTTTTCGTTTTCGCTAATATTGTACATTACTTCACTTAATGACAGCTCTTTGTCTTCTGTAAACACTTTAAAGTTTCCTAAACGCTCAACATTTAAAATGTTAGTTGTGATAGTGTTTTTTGTTAAGAACTCACGTAAACCTATCATATTACTTTTGTTGGGTGATGTTATTTGTACAAACAAACCTTGTTTTCCTTTCACTCTACATATTAAATCCCATTCTAAAAATGGTGCAAATTCTTTTTTTTCTTCTTTATTTTTCATTGTCTAAAAATTTTTGTAAAAAATCTATTGTTTCATAAATACTGTTTTGTAACTCTATTAATTGATACTTTTTATCATCGTTTACTTGCTTTTTTGCTTCTTTAATACTTGCAAGTTCTGATTTTAAGTGCCTTAGTAATTTCCTAGTCATTATTAACTATTTTTTTTATTTCTTGTATTAATAAATCTGGATTGTTTTGTAATTTATTAAAAAAAATTTTATCACAATTTTGTATGTCTAACCTAAAATAAAAATGTGCTTCTCGTTGTGAATTACTAAATTCAGCTTGTGCTAACCTATTCCAAAATAAGAAACCTGGTTGTTTTATTTCTTCAAAAACAATACTATCAAAATCAGATAATTTTTTTTGCTCTTCACTAAATACAAAGTCTTGATTTCTCTTTAATAAATACTTATACTTACCTTTAATTTTATAAGTCTTCTCCATTATTCTAATTGTTTTAAATTAATAATACTACAAAACTAATACTTTTTTTAGTATATGCAAATTTATTTACAAATTATTTTAAATTTAATATCACATTAACAAAGTCTTGATATGTGAAATGCTTAATTTTATTGGCTTTTCCAAACATATCAACAATAATATCACGTAAAACTAAATTATATACTCTACAATCCCAAAGGTGATTTTGTGCTGTTTGTGTTACTTTTACCCACCTCGTTGCAATGCCTGTATCATCTTTGTTTTTCTCTATTACCCGATGTTCTGCTTCATAATGCGAATAAAAGTCTTTGTATGTATAAAGTCCATTGCTCGGAATAGGAAAATTCATAAAATTTGGCGGTTGATTGTTTACTTTGTTCCATTTCAATTTCATAAATTCAGCGAGATAATCTTTAATTAAATTTACTTCGACCATAAATAAATTATTCCTCTCCTTTGCGTACCTAAACGTTGGTACATCATATCCTATTGTTCTAAATTTGTTTATTTTATCTCCTTTTAATCCTACAACATGATTTTGCGTCTGGTCAAGATATGTATAAGCATATTGAGTAAAATGTCCTGTATCTAATCCAGTAATATGTATTTTTATTTTTCTACCTGTATCTGTAATATAAACTTTTTCAATTACATCGTCAAATTTATCCCAAATATTCATATCCATATTATTCTGATATGTCCACTTTTGCCTATCTACTTTTGTTTTAAGTCTATTTTCTAAAGGAATAAATGTACCTATTGAACCGTGTTTTATTGAGTAGTTTGCACCACTTTCACTCCACGCTAATATCTCATAGTCTAAACGTGCATCATCAACTTTACCGTTCATATCACTTGCACAAGTTAATAACACAATTTTTCCATTTCCATCTTCGATACTCATTTTTTCGGGGATAGTATCAATTTTATAGTCTCTTTGATTTTTTTGTAACTGGTTAGCTTTTGGTGTTTCGCCTTTTTCTTCCCACGTTTCGCCTAACACAAGGTTGACGAATGTCTGCATCTGTTTAGTCTTTACAGGTGCATTAATTGGATTAGCTTGTATGAATTGTCTGACGTATTTTTCCCAATCATCCATTCCACTTGCTGCATATAGTGATGAAATGTGATATGAATAATAACCTGGTTGTGATGGTTTAGCTGTTGGTTTCCATTCGCCATTTAATAACATTTGTCTTTTGTGTTTATCAGTAAAGAAACCTCCACAAGATTGACACGTATATCCAACTGAACCTTCTACTAAATCACCTTTTTCATCACGTTCGTATGTAATTCCGTATGTTTTACCCTCTATCTCAATTGTCCATTTAAGTTCAATGTAATCACCACAAATAGGACAAGGAACAAAATACTTTCGCTGGTCCCCTAGTTTATATACAGGCTCAATATTAGATGTTTGTTTTACTTCTGGTGTAGATATGTAATATATTTTTTTCTTTGAAAATGCCGCTGCTCGTTGTTCAATCATAGCTGTTGTTGACCCCGATTCTTTAGTGCTACTTTTCATCGCATCAAAATCATCAACAAATATATATCTAACAGAACGTTGTCTTAACAGTTTATGATTTGCGGAACCTGCTATAATAGAACCACCTGGAAATTCTTTTGATTTATTAGTATCCCCACTTCTCATGTTCTTTTTTCGCAACGTGGACGGTCTTATTAATGGACGTAATCCACAACTATCAATAAGATTGTCAATTTTACCTGTCATTGCTTCTTCGCTCAAATCGGCGTGTCCTGTTAATAATAAAGTATTTGAAGGGTCAACATCAATAATATATCCAATTGCATTTTCAATAACACCTGTTGACATACCTAACTGAGCTCCTTTCATTATCGCTATTATATAAGCTGGGTGTTCTGCTGATATTGTATTTAACATTTCACGAGTATAAGGAGTCCTATCAAATGTAAATTTACCAGCCCAAGGACTAACCTCTGTACTCATAGAACGTTTACTTTCAGCCCAATCACTCGGAAGAATACGTTTTATTTCGTGTTGACTATCCTCTAACATCTGTAATATTTGTTCTTCTATTGCCATTAGTTTTTTTCTCCTCTACCTTTCTTAATACTATACTCAGAAACAATATTTTTAACTTGTTTTTTAGAAATACTAATACTTTCTTTAACTGCTTGATTAACTACTTCAATAAGATTTCCTCTTAATTTTGCAGAGTCCTCACGTGTTAATCCAAATTCTTTTTGAAAATCTGTTATTATATTATCAGTCGCATTATGAAACGCTGTTGTAATTGATTTTGAATGTTGATTAAAAAGTAATTGTACTAAATCAAAAGGTATTACTTCACCGTTTAACTTTGCAACCTTAATCTCTTTTTCAGCAATATCAATTTTAATTTTCTTTAACTGTGCTTGTTTTATTTCTGCATCAATACCAAATATACCAGGTTGTGTTGCTGTTGTGGTTGTAGATACATTAACTTGTGGCTTGAGTGGTTGAATTAAACTTTCTTTCAGTTCTTGTATTTCTTTTTTTCTTGTATTCTCTTTTTCTTCTTTAGCAACTACTATTTTTGCTTTCGCTTGTACATTTTTTTTAATAGTTGCTATTTTTGCCTGCTCCTTTTCATATTGTAAAACCTTATCAGGTGTTTGTGTCTTTATAAAGTAAGCATAGTTAATTGGTAGTTCTGTGTTTATTTTTCGTTTATCATTCTCAACTACTTTACCACGTCGTACCATCATCCCAATATACGCTTGTGTCTTTCCACACATTTCTCCAAACTCCTTCCTTGATACTTGTGCCATATATAACAGTTAGTTGATTTTGTTGTATTTATTAATGTAAGTTATTGATTTACAGTTATGTATATTTTGTTTTATTTTGTTTTATTACTGTTTTTTTGTTAATATTTTAAAACATGAATGCTTATATTGTATAACATTTAGTCAAATCAGCGTACAAATATTAAAGACCGCAGTTTGGTATTATG